CGCGCACGCAGTGTGGTCCTGTCCAATCCGGTCGTGTCTATGACATTAACGGATATGGTGGATCATTCTTTGGCTTGCAACAGAGACGTGAAGTAAGTAACAGTTTGAGTGTACCCCCGCCCGTAATGAAGCCTATCCTTCACAAGGATTCTTCAGTACGGCTCAGGCACACTCTCGAGGCTATTTCTCTTGTCATCCAGAAAGGACCTACTATCAAGCGTGGACTCAGAAAATTATTAGACGAAAATAGACGTCTGATGAATTCTGACTACACTGACTGATAGTCGAGTTACCTTCAAACCTCTCTTAAACTGGAGTATCTATGGCTAATATCGCCAACATCGTAGTTTTCGACGGGGCGGCAACGCCCGTCTCCCACACCCTCGTGCCTGTCGACGTGTCCAAGGACTCGAAGACCGGCGCAATTGTCGCTATCTGGCGTGAGAATGTGGCATCCTTGCCCACTTACGCCCAGATATCGGCTACCGCACGACTCTCAAAGTCGCGCCGTAGCGGTGTGTGGAACGTCGATTTCCGCGTCGAAGTCCCCGTGATGGAATCCATCAGTGGTCAGAACTCCGCAGGTTATACTGCTGCTCCGAAAGTGGCTTATGTGGATACCACTGGTATCTACGGCCACTATCATGAGCGCAGCACACTTGCGGGTCGCCGCCTCAGCCGTCAGTTGGCCCTCAACATTGGTGGAAATATTACCACCAGTGTTGCTGCTGCCACTACTGGCGTCCTCCCCGATCTGTTTGATAGCCTGATTGCTCCGACTTAATCGTCGGCAATCAGTCTTCAAATCTTCCTTAATAGGAGATCGATATGTTTGCAATGCAAACTTGGGAAGAAGAGGCAAGCGATGAGACCACCCTCAGATTCGCATCGGAAATCGCCAAGAAATTCTTGGCGAGGGTGGACCCAGATAATCCCGGTATTGACACGCTTAATCGCGGCAATTTCCGTGAGTTTCTGGATCTTCCTCCACCCTTCACAAGTGGACCTGAAGCTTATCGGAATCATGTTGCAGCAGTAGGGATGCTTAAAAAGCTTCCTTGCTTGCCACTTGAAACTGACCCTAAGCTTTCAGCACTTGTGAAGTTCCTTAGCGGTGAAACTGAATGTCGCAAGACAAACCTCATCTTCAACCTGTGGAAGCGAGGCGAATTTCAATTTCGCCCCGCCGTTGAGAGCATACTTCATGCTACCCAGCGTAAAATCCTAAAGGTTGTTGGTGAGGTCCCTAACGTTAATTCCGTTAGGTTCAGGTTCAGCCCTGGTGGAGCTTCGACGAAGACGAAGAAGAAAGACTCCGATATTCGCAGTTTAATAGCTGAAATCGGGTATTGCAGCGAAGAGTTAGCAGGCTCCGCTCTCTTATCGGAGATTATGCTAACGGTCCCGCACATACTTTCATTCCTTATGGATGGAGATGTGTGCTGTGACTCCTTCTCTACGACCGTTCATCGGTCTAGGTTGGACTTCGTCCGGAAGGACGCAAGTACAGATCGTATAATTACTGTTGAACCTCCTCTGAATAAATTCGTTCAGAACGGTTATGGTGATTACTTACGCAACTGTGCAAAGCGTCACGGTATAGATCTTTCCGACCAGTCTCGCAATCGCGAACTGGCACGGATTGGATCCGTAACCAACGGTATAGCAACCGTTGACCTATCAAACGCTAGCGGCTTAATGGCTCTTGGTCTCATCGAACATCTCTGGCCATGCGAATGGTTCGAGGTGCTCATGGAGATCAGGTCTGGGTACACTTCATCGAATGGTTATACCTTTTCGATGCAAGCATATGCTGGGATGGGAAATGGTACTACCTTCCCTGTAGAATCAATCACGTTTTTCTGCTTAGCAGAAGCCGTGTGTGAGTACTACAAAATCTCAGGTCCCGTGTCCGCCTATGGTGATGATATAATCATCCCCTCTGCTGCATACTCAATGTTAGAATCGGTCTTCACTGATCTTGGCTTTCAGATTAATTCTGATAAGTCGTTTTCAGATGGACCTTTTCGTGAGTCATGTGGTAGCGATTGGTATTCCGGATACCTTGTACGACCAGCTTTCCTGCGGGGTAACGTATCATACCGTCGACTTTATCTTCTCCACAACCATTACTATAGGTTGTGTGATTATGAAGCTGCTGGATGGTTTCTAGACTTAATCCCTACCGAGTTTAGGAAGTTCGGCCCCGATGGTTATGGGGACGGACATCTGCTCGGTAAATGGGAAGGAAAAGTCTACTATCACAAGCACGAAGATTACGTTCTGCGCAATAATTGCGTGTGCAGTCGTATCGGCGTTGCTCATGGTAGTGAATGTTACAAGAAGAGCACTTCTCGTGAGAGAACCTCGATGTATACATTCGAAACGTACACTGACGCTCACCGAACAAATTGGTGCCCGTCGCGAGTAGATCATATATTACCGATCTACAGTGTATATACGTCTTCAACAAGCATAAGAGTAGCAGATGATTCCTATAAAGAGCTCCTTGGTCCTATAAGGACCCAGGATACTCAATACGACGTGAGTCGCCGGAAAATCATCGCTCCGCAATATCTTCGCTCAATCGCTATGCGATTCCGTGAAGAAACTGCGCCGCTTGCTGATAGGTACGTGAGAGCGTACAAACCTCGCAAGGTCAAACCACGTTGGTTTGACCTACCTCCAGATTCCAGTACATGGGTTAAAGGAACACCCATGCCTGGGACCCTGGAAGTCGTGCTGGTACAAGTCTGCGTTTTTGACCGTCCTGATGTAGTGCGTTAAGCCTATATTGGATGTTGTCTATGGGGG